AGATCTCATGGCAACTGCGGGAACCATGGACACCACGATTATACCAGAGCCATCGCCTGTGTCAAGGCGTCGCGTTTCAGGCGGGCACCGGCACCGAACCAAGCGGACTGCAAGCGAGTGTCGCGGGATGCGGCTTTGCGCTCGTGATCGGCGAAGCGGGTGACGGCGTTCAAGAGTCCCCACGCTGTGCCTTGGGCGGTCTTGGCTCGCTGGCCCACGCCGTCGAGGTAAATCTTCGTCACCAGCTCGATCATCGGACGCTTGGCTTCGACGTCGATCGACTCGGCTCCGTCGCCGTAGAACACGTCGAGGAAGTAGCGGGTGGCTTCTTCTTTCGACACCTTGCGCTTGGACAGCGACGTAGCACTGGTCTTGAACTGGCTCCAAGTGTCCGCGCACAGGCCGAGTTCTGCCTTGAACTTGTCGGCGTTGAACTGGGTGCTATGTGGCACACGGATTTGGCCGGTCTTGTTCGCCACGGCGAGCGACAGCGTGTTATTGCACACGACACGAGTGGTCGTGAACTGCGCAGTGTTCGACATTGAGCCGTCGCAAGACGTCGCGAGCAGTAGGTAAGGCAGGACCACGTCACCGCCGCCCACGTCGAACGAATCCTCGGCCTTGGCCAACGCCCAATAGGTGGAGCCGTTGCGCAAGACACCGGCGGTCTCCATCTTGAAGTCGCCGCCTTCGGTCAGGTCGCGGAAGAACTCCATCACGGCGCGGGGCTGGGTGATGTGGTAGTTGCTCGACATGACGGACAGGGGCTCGCCGGTGTCGGAGCGGTACAGTGCCCAGCGTGCTGGTACGGTCTGCATGCGAACGGGGTTATTCTCCTCGTCGCGCACCTCGTAGGCGATCGCGCCCTTTTTGACTTCCCAGTCTAGGCCCGCTTCGCGAGTCCAAACGTCGAGGGGGGCGTCCGGGGTGAGCTGCTGGCCGAGTCCGTGCCAAGGTGTCTCTCCTGCGTATGCCATTGAAGCTTTACCAGCGGAATTGAAGTTAAGTTCGTGTGCCATGATCTGAAATGTCCTCTATATGTTGATGAAGAATGAATTATAACACAGGTGCGATAACCTGTCAAGTATCGTCTAATCGCCCAGTACTTCCCAAGTGTCGCCTTGGTGACCACACTCTTCGCACTGGTAGCCGTATTTCGCCCAAAAGATGTCATGCCGAGGGTCGGTCTTTGACTCCAAGCATTTGGTGGCCATGCCCGCATTGCAGACGGGGCAAGTGTTCGCGCCCTCGTCCACCTCGACGTCGTCGTCATGCATAGTGTACTCCTATAATGAGCATCGCAAGCAGTGCGACACTGAGGGTCCAAAGGATAGCATCCCAAATGCGCTCGGCCGTCGGCCGGTGCTCGGGATCGAGCAGTGAGGACTGGAGCTTTTCCATGTCGCCACTCGGCTCCCACGTCTGTGGGGGCTGGTAGTTGCATCCGATCCGAATTCCGGTCTTGGTGGTGTACGGGGTGGGCTTCATTTTACGATCTCCATCTGACGAATGTTCATCACCTCGACTTCGCCGGTGTTCTCGGCAATCCACTCGGCCGGGAGCTTCGCACGAACGGCATCCATGTCGAGCTGGGGACGCTTGGTGAACTTGATCTCGATCTGGTGCTGGTCGCCACGGTAGATAGCGTCACCACCGGCGCGGAAGATCTCCTTCAGGTGCTTCTCACGAGCGGTCAACGCCTTGAGCTGGTCACGCACGCTGGCGAGTTCGTCCACCATGTCGGTGGTGATCGCGACGGGCTTAGTAGTAGTCTTTGCCATGATTATGTGTCCTCTATGTGGTCTATCGGTTGGTCCGGATCGTCTCACTGATCCAGTCCCTGTATTATAACACAGGTGGGGTAGCCTTGTCAATACCCCCCTTTGGTATTCGTGTTGCCACGATGGTCGCGTACCCCGCGATGTCCACCCACGAGTCGAGGTGGTTCGGGTCGCCGTTCAAAATGCGGGACGCCTTGCACGCGATCATGTCGAGCGATTCGCGCTGGTGGTACTCCAGCCGCTCCCAGCCCGGGCACTCGCGAAAGAGATCCTTCAGCGTCTGTGCGATCTCGGCTTGGATTGTGTAGTCGCCGTACGCACCCCCACGTTCGGTAACTATACCGTCTATATCAAGCGATGACTGCGGCATGAGCCAGTCCTCCTTTTTTGTACCGGTTCTTGTACCCGCCCGGAGGCGCATCTTCCAACAAACGCTGGACGATCTCGTCGGGGTCGTACCCTTTCAGCATGCCACGGATTACGGCTTCGGTCGTCGCCTGTCGTCCGAGCGTCGCGGGACCCATTGCCCCCTCGATTCGTCCGGGGTTTGCTACCACTTGCGGCTCAGCTAGATTCTTAAGCAAAGCGTTCTCGTGCGGGCGTACTTGACTGAATCGCAGAGGCGACGCCGTACCCGTGCCGGGGCCGTAGGCACCAGCCAGTTGCGCTTCGCGTGTGAGGAGCGTTCCGATCGTCTGCTCGGGTGTCATTGACAGAAAATCCGGCGTGCGAAGCTCCGACGCCGCGTCCATGAATTCGTCGGTCTTGCGATTCGCGACCATGCCCGGACCGCCGAATAGCTTCTTCAGGTAGTAATCCTCGCTTTGCGCGGAGCTGATCGGTGCGGAGAATAGCTGGCCGGACATCCCGGGCATGTGACTCATCTCCTCTACTGGCGAAATGAACCGTAAGTCCCCGTGTCCGAGCGAGTGCGACGCCACGTTGCCGAGTCGCCGTGCCTGATTCACATCGGTCAAGTGCGACGCCACGTTGCCGTGACCCTGTGCTCGCATCATGTCGTACGCCAGCGCGTACATCTCCTTACCTTTCGCGGGCAGGCTCTTCCACCACGCGGCACTGGGGTCTCGCATTCCGTACCCTTCGGGCTTGACATCCATCGCGTAAAGCTCGGTCATCACTGGATCGGGCATTGACGGAGTCCGGCGAAGATCGTTAGCGGCGGCTTGTTCCATGAACTTTTGGATACCATACCCTAGGTCTTCTTTACCGGGGCGAGCGCGGCCGTAGGTCCAAGTAATATTGGGATATTGACCCATCGCGTGCGCTTGGTCTATATCTTTCGGGGCTTTGCTTTCAGGGTCTAGCCGAAGCTTACCCGTTCTAGGCATGAATCCCTTGGCCACCGCGTCTTCATCGGTACTCGACATCGTCGCACGGATCGGTTCGCCGGTGGAAGTCTTGCCAAAAATCCCGGCCTTGTTATACTGCTCCACGATTTCTGCCGGGAGCATACCCTTTTGCGCTTGACGCATCCCAAGCGGAATGCGCTGGGCGTCCGGGGTGGCGGCAATGGCACGATGGCCCCTACCCACCCCCTCCATTAGGTCAGCGAACGAGAGATTCTTGATTGGCGGCATAATAGACCTCATCGCTGATCGCCAGCGTTTGCAAGTGGATGTCGATCGTGTGTTGCATCGGCTTCGAGTATCCCCCTGCTAGATTCCAGACTAATGGGACCCCGGCTTCGCGTGCGGCGGTGAAGATGCCACGATCGCGGGCCGCGAGACCCTCCTTGGACAGGTACCCGGCACCGTAGGGATCTTGGTCCCAAGCGTCAGCACCGGCCTGATATAATATTATACCCGCCTTCGAGCTTCGAATCAATCCCTTAGCAAACGACTGCCACATCTCAGCGTTCCAGTGCGAATGGACCGGGCGTCCAATGTCCGGGCGGGTGATGTTCGTGACGCGACCCCGGATCATCAGGTGGTCCAGTACGTCCTCGGTGCCGTCGCCGTGGTGTCCATCGCCGTCAATGATCAGCACGTTCGTCGCGCCGTTCCGGAGTGCCTTCATCGCGGTGATCATCAGCCCGTTGAACGTGCAGAACCCGTAGCCATCCTCGAAGTGCGCATGGTGGAAGCCCTGAGTCGCGGAGCACGCCACGCCACCACGTACGCCGCCTTGCTGGAGTACGTGCTTAGCCGCCGCCCAGTGGCCAGCGTTCGAGTAAAGGAGCGAGTTGGTGATCTCGGGATCGATCGTGCCGAACCCGTTGGGGGCGACATTCTTCAGCACACCACGGACGTACTCGCGGTGATGGGCCTCTTCGAAGTCAACCGCCGTGTACGGCTCGAAGTTCGATCGCACATCGCCCTCCAACTGGTGGATGAATTCGGGGATCTTCGCTACCGAGATGAAGTCGTAGGAGACCTCTTGGGCCGGGTGGTAGAATATGGGGGTACTAGTCATGGTGATGTCCTCTATGGTTTATTGGTCGGGGATCCATTATACCACACGTGGGACAGGTTGTCAAGTCCCTCCCTCTCCTCTTCGGGTGATTCGGGTATCTCCGGCCTTTCGCGTGTGGTGAATCTAAATTCGCAGTGACTGCAGGTCCGGCGACGGCGGGTGACACCGTTCGCGTTTTGGTATGTGGTGGTGACTCGGGTGTCCTCGCCGCACTTAATACAATTCATAACCAACCCCCTGTAATTCCTATATCGTTGCAAACGCGGCGAACCGACTCGCGCACGTTCAATGTTGGATGCAAACGCTCAGTCTCGTTCACCATGTCGGCGAGGATCGCACGAAGGCCATCCAGCACTTGCTTGGCGTGTGCCCCTACCCCGTTGTCCTGCAGGAAAAAAATCGCCTCGATCTGGTCCGCGAGCTTGACTATGGCTTCTATATCGGAGCCTTTCACCTGCCGGTACGCCCCCATTGTCTCGCTGTCCACTCGGTCCTCGGCCTTTTCCACGATACCCTTACCCCCTACCGCTTCTAGGTCTCGCTTGAACGGCGTCGGCATGTCCCCGGTACGCACCTCGATTATGTCGTGCGCGAGCGACCACTGCAGGAGCTTAAGCTTGCCCGATTCCTGCAACAGACCCTTCCAGCGCATAGCCGCCGCGAGGGATCCTGCGATCACTGCTACCGCGAAAGAATGCTCGGCCAGCGTCTGCTCCCGCGACGTCTGCACTATGTGCCACCGCTTGACGTGGCAAGCGCGAAGTTGTTCGTATACTGTTAAACTCATGATTTTACCGCCTGTAAACGCCTAATCTGGTCCGCTATCTGATCACCTGATAGCTCGTCGAACAGCTGGAATTCGTACTTGCGGGCAATGTGCTCCAGTGCTCCGTTCCAGATCTGTTTCACCGCTTCGCGGTTCTCGTCGTCCTCGGACCCGAGTACGTGGCCGTAAGACTCATTGTACCAACTATTGAATTCATCATTTCGGTTCGACATGGCGCATGATCCTTGTGTTGACGTCCACTTCCCATTCGCGTCCTTCGTTAATATCCATCTTGTCCTCTACCGCCTTATGTACGTCTATACCG